CTGCGCATATTATCACCAATCGCTGGGTTACCGGCCGTTCCAACTGGGCCTCCTTCACCGCCCGGGGCGACTGCTCCAAAGTCAGATCCAGCTGAACCGGTTGCAGTAAATGTATGTTTGTTGTCCGCGATTTCATGTTTATCAATGGTATAAAAAATTGTATTACCTTTTTTAGTAACTAAAGCAAGTTTCTTATGCTTTTCGTGCTCATCACCGTTAAAGTATCTACCAGAAAATTTAATAGTCGCGGCTGCATGCAGGTCAACACCGGCAACGCCACCACCGGTCACAGGATCTTCGAGATGATGAGTCATTATATGTGCTCCAGATGCGGCTGGTATCAAGTTATAAAGCAGTCCAATTACCGGATCATCAGCAAAAGTGTGATGGTTTGAAGATGATAATAATTCCATTGAGTTATTAATTGCACTTAAAGAAAAGAATCCTCCTCTTCCGTCACTTCTAGGAGAATCGTTTAGTGGAGGGGGATCTCCAAGCGCTGATAACCCATTGTTGGTTGAATCAGCAGAAATACGTTGTCCGTATAATGCATCAGTAAAAGCTCTGTTTCTGTTTGTGTAATCAGCCATACAAATATTTATTGGAAACGGGTCTATTTATGTTGACTTTAATTAAAAAAAGACAAAAAAACAGCAGAGCGAAGCTCTGCTGTTTTGTAATTGTCTGACGACTGCTGCTTAATCAGCGATGTACGATTAGAAGTACACCGACTGAGAAGCTGGCGTGAACGCAGTACCGAGTCCCTGAACAATAACGACATGGTAGTAGAGATTAGCCCCGAAGATGTTATCAACAACTCCGTAACGAGTAAGCAAGCCAACACGTGGCGCGAAGTCGTTAGGACCAATAGTTCTCTGAACCATGACAGGAATGTAAGGACAATAAATGATACCAGTATCGTAGAATTCAGGACCCTTGTAACCAAGGAGTGCATATTCAATAGAAGTACCAGAAGCACTGTTATTACTGTACTCTCTAGCGTTAGCTGAATCGTACACAGTACCGTTCTGAACTTCAGTACGGGTATCACGGTAAACGTTAAACCTTCCTCCGATTGAACCAATCTTAGCAATACCGACAGGCTGTGTGTTTACATCACCTTGAACAGGTACCCACTGGAATTCAGGGAGCATTTCAAGAATGGCTGCAACACGAGGAGTGCAAACAATAAAGTTAGCAGATCCGCGTCTGTTACGTACGGCGATACGATTGGCTTCAATGATAAGACGCTGATAGAAGTCTCTATTACGCTCAACTAACCAACGGCCATCTGCAGAAGCAGGTGACCATACGGAATAGCCTGGGCCCAATCCAGCTGTAAGAGATGCCTGGATCATTCTCATGAGCATTTCACGGTCGATCTCAGCCTGAATCTCATACGACATAGCGTTTGTGATTTCGGCGTCAATATCGATACCATTCATGTTCTTGAGGTCTTGCTCAAGTTCAACAGACCAGCGTGCGCCGAGACGGCGTGTGCCAGCCTCAACTGCTGTTTTCTCGAACTTAACCTCGACCTGAGGAATGTTACCAGTAATCTCGAAAGCGGAAAGAACGTTAGCAACACCATTATCCTGAGCAGCGAAGGTCCAGTAGCTGCCATCGCCACTAAGGCTGGTGGATGACATACCGGTAAATCGCGTATCAAGAAGTTGGTATCCAAGCTCATCGCCCGGAAGCCCACCGGAGCCGCCGTAGTTACGACCCTGACCAGTATTTGGCAGGGTTGTTCCAGTTCCACCGGTTCCTGCGCCAAGACCATCAGTTCCGTTTCCAAGAGGATTAGATTGATAAGCATAGCGGAGAGCGAATGCCAGTCCAACAGGACCAGACATAGGCTGAACACCAACGATTTCGTTGGTGATCAACTCGGGGAAGGTACGACGAATCATCGGAATAAGGACCTTGGGAAGACGAGCATCACCAGTCGCATAAGTGTCACTAGAATCGACTCTACCACCGCGAGGGTCGTAGATAGATCCAGTAGTAACACCACCACCAAAAGAGCCATCAGCTCCGGCGGTGTTTTCTTCAATACACCACTTTTCTTGGTTCTCAAGAAGAATGGCGGTATTTAAGCGAGTATGGTCGTCTTCAATAGGCTTCACACTATCAGAAGAATATTCAAGAACGGGCGCCCACTTTTCAAGTAGGACATCTGCTCTATCTCTATCGATAAATGATTGTGGTTTATTCATATTAGACGTTTCCTTTCATTTTTACCTCATGGGATCTAGTCCCAAGTTACTCAGGTGACAAGCACCTCATAGTTCAGGGTTGAAATTATTTATGTGATCTCCTTAACTCATCTACGTATGGGTTACGGGTCACTTTTTTCTCCTCTGTAATTGGTTGTACTGGGGCATCTGTTTTAACTTTACGTGTTTTGTATGCCTCTTCTTTAAGAACTGAAAGTCTTTCTTTTTCTTTTCTATCGAACAATTTAGCAGTATAATCAAAATTTTCTTCAATAAACTTTGGAGACTTATCACTTAAAATCTTAAATAAGTACTCCCTCTTTTTACCAACCATTGCGGATGTCTTGTTTTCAAGTATTAAAGTAGATGATTGCTTATTATATGCTTGTTTCAAAAGAGTATTTTCTTTTTCAAACTTATTCACCTTTTCAGTTAACTGATCGATTTGAGTTTTTCCATCCATAACAGCGTCCTTTACAGATTCGCTCATTAAACTAGAATCAACTGCGAGTACTTTTCTTAAATTACTAAGAACCTCTCTAGCAGTTCTATTCTTTGTAGCTTCTTCAATAGCTTCCGTAGGAACAGACTCTTCAATATATTCATCTAAGTAGTCTGAAATGCTCTCAACTAAAGTAGTTTTAAATGTATTAGCTGTTCCCGTAAGTTCCTTTTCATACCTTTTAACAACGTTAATAAGCTTATTAGCATTATTAATATCAACAACTTTAACTACTTTCTTTAGCTTAGTAGTATGATCTTTGTCAATTGCACCTACTAACTCTTGAAGTTTTTCAGCATAAAGTTCATCTTGGCTAGTTAAAGCTGCTTCAATAGATAACTGAATTTTTTCTTCGATAGCAGTTTCAATGGCCTGTACTGACTCTTCGGTCAACACCTCTTCTGCTTGTTCAGGTAATGCTTTTTCTTTATTCATGTTTTAAAAAAGTGGTTTATCGGTAGCGCTGTTGATTTTTTTTGTTAATTTATCTTCAATGACGCTCTTTAAATATTTATGTGCCTTAGCATAATTTTTGCTAGAAAGTTGATGAATAAACTTAGCAATTTTAATTTTTTGTTTAGCCATAATAGTATTTATTATATTGATGTAATAAAGCTAAGGATTCTGTCACGTAAAAAGGCGTCTGCTTCTTTTTTCGGTAACCTTTGTAGTGACTTTTCAAAATTATCGTACACTTCCTCGTACTTATTATCATCAACAAGTACCCATTGTTTAGATTCTAGTATGCCATTTACAAAAGCTTTAGGATAGGAAGGATCGGCTACACAATCAATAGCTACTAATTTCATATTTTTAACAACATTATGTTCATTGCTTTCTTCTAAGGTACCTAAAGCACGGGACGACATGCCAACTTTTACACCATCATTAATTAGCGATCTAACTATCTGACCACACGGTGTAGATAAAACTTTTGACTTTCCATAAAACACATTCCCATCCTGAGTTAACTCGGTTACTATGTGACAGGCTCTTTCAAGGTCAACATCAGCAGTTGTAGGGTGATTAAGCTCACCCATGGCTCGGCCCGGGGTTATCATTTCTTCGTTATAACGCTTGGCTTCCCTTACTAATTCATCTAAAGGGTATAAACGCTTATTACGATTTACACCCTCAGCCATCATATATGGGCCTTTTATATATAAATTTGCCGGAGCATTTCTATCTACTTCTTCTTCAATATATTCGAACTCGTCCTCTATGTCAGGTTTTTCTACAACCAAGTTAAGTTTTAAAGCCATACAATTATTTATTCATTTGGTATTATTAAGCTCTTTTTCCGTTAAAATAATAAAAACGTACCCCTTTTTCTTACCATATTCTTTAGCTGCTTCCCATTTAGCCTGGTTGGTTATATACATTTTTTGTTCATATAGCAAATGTCGGCGCTTCTTGTATTTAGTAGTTGGAAGTTGCGTCTGTTTAAACGGTTTTATTTCAACTAAATATTTTTTAATCTGCTCTCCTTCTCTAATTACTATAAAATTGTCTACAAAGTACCTATGCATTCTATTGTCAACAGGGCTCTTATAAGGAACAACAACGTTCTCACTTCCCCATTCTAAAACATTAGGGTTATTATCACAGAATCTAAAAAACTTCAACTCTAATCCCGATCTATAAGTAGCAGTACTTCCTATAAATTTATCTTGATGCGTTGGGGTAAATATACCTTGTCGCCACTTTCTCATTACCCTACAAAGAACATAGGAGGTTCTGTATCACCAAAACCAGGTGATGCGCCATCTAATAGTTTAGCCTCTAGTTCTGCTTTTCTAGTTTGTCCTTCTGTTAATAGGTCGTAGTTTAAAGCACCGCCACCTAATAAACTAACGTTACCAAATTTACCCCTTATACGGCCTATAGTTATCATCGATAGAGCTAAACTATATTCATATATCCACTGCTCCATAATTACACTTCTAATTGGCTTTTCTAAGTAACATGCTAATACACCGTAAAATCTATCACCACCCGGTTGCGGATACATTTGCATGTATTGGGTTCGGGGGTCAAATTTTATGTCTCTTCTGGTAGCTAACATTTTTTCACGAGTATCTATCCATTCTTTTAAAGTATACCAAGAAACTAAATCAAAGCCGTAGTTTCCTAAGGCATAACTAAAATATGTTTGCTGCGCTAGTGTCTGTTCTAGTGTAAATAGTGTATTAATTCCGGTTGTTGATCCTTCTTCAAAATCGACAACATCAACTACTTTTCTATAATCCATAACATCGTAATCAAATACATTTTGATATTCTGTAGCATTAGAGGCAGATCCTTCTTTTGTTATAGTGTGCCGCGGGGTTTTGGTAAATAACCCAGTTAGTGATTGACCTATTAAATTACCGGATGTATATTTTAGAGCCGTAATAGTGGATATAAGTGTATGATCAAATAGTTCAAATTCAGCTATACCATTTTCACCGCCAGAGAGTGGAGTGAAGGTACCAGATAAAGAACCGGATAATACTGCAGTGTCTCCTGTGTAAACCGGATACTTAGTTTCATAAAAATTACCAGATAATATTGCAGAAGTACTAACATAAACTGACTCAGGCGTATTGCCTATAAATTCAGGCCCTGGGCCGCGGGGGTTGGTCCCAGCGAGTTTTTTAGCATTTGTATCTAGACCTGTATTTGCTAAAGTATAAAGTAAATCTAATCTTATACCTTTATTAGTTTCATACATGTCAGAATCAAAAATTAAAAACTCTCTAGTAAATCCTGCGTATTTGGTAAAGTATTCTACAGCAATTTGTATGTTTTCTCTAAGTTGATCAGTATGAATCTCTAAACTTATTACTGGATATCCTAATGTTCTCTTTATTCTATCCCCCAGTCTATCATATGTTTCGACCTTTGAATTAAGGTTAGTTGATAAGAACGCAGAAAGAGGTTGAATTGTGCATGCAAGTGCCATAAAATTATTTATTCTGGCATAAATAATAATATGCCAGAAGCTCCAACTAGTAACAGTGATTATAATTATTTTAACAACAACCAGTGTAGGTCGTTCGGAATGGGGTTAGCAGCAACCACGTTAACTAGGCTTTCAGGTACTGATGTTGCAGCTCCGTTTGTTGGTCAGGAGTGTTCGGAAGCTATTATTATAAACTCTACAGGAGGTATACTCTGGTTATATGATAATAATTATTCCCTTGAAGAACACGCATTAAAAATTGTCGATGGGGCCACGTTTACAGTTAGAGGTCTTACAAATGTAAACCAGGTATCAGCATATGCTGAATCCGCTGGTGCAGTATATTACAGGACGCAATACTTTAGCTATAACCCGAGTAGGTAAATTAAGCTATAGGTTCTTCCCCGGCTGGTTCTTCAACTTCAGCTGCTACCTCTACCTCTTCACCACCGACATCAGCTGGACCTCCGCCAAATTCCGGGATTGCACCGCCACCGACACCGGCTCCCTCACCACCGACTGCTGCATCAGTCTCTGCTACCTCTCCAGCTACAGCTACTTCTTTCCAGGCAGGACCAGCAGCTTGAATCTGCCCCAACTCCCACATAAGTTCAGCGTCTTTTCTTAAAAATTCTCTGTTAGCAAGTATATCTCTATCCTTCCACCCGAGGTATTTTTTCTGTGCATATGTCGAAGAAACAAATTCACTCGAAGCTAAATTATTAAAGTTACCAGCTTTAAGCTCAAGCCTTTGATTTTCTCTTAGTTCGTAAAAATTGGTAGGTACATTAAAGTCAACCTCAAAATTCTGTTCGTTGAGTTCTAATTTTTCAAATATGCCCATTAGGGTCAGGTGTGTAATATAACCCTTTCTAATACCAGCAGCAAACCTTTGCTGCTGTCTCATTACAAATCTAGCAAATTTAAGCTCTTCTCTTAAAATAGTTGAACCATCTGCAGATGCTTGGTCATTTGGATCTAGCCTTGTTGAAGGCACTTTAAGAGCTCTATAGAGCTTCTTAATAAAGTACATTAGATCTGATAATTCACCGAGGTTAGCGCCCCCCGCGAGTTGATCAACAGTTGTACCTTCAGAGCCCTGACGTTTTGCAAACCAAAACGCATCTAGCATAGATTGTGGATTGAATTTCTTTACCACATCAGTTTGATCCATATCAAATGTTTTTCTGGACCAGTAGTTTTGAATAA